TGCGGTTGATGATGGCGTTTTAAATCCACAAGCAATTTCAATTGTTCCTGGCGCTGTTATCGGCGTTTCAAGCAACGGCGGTCCACGGGGTCCTTCCCTAGCTCCGTTGCCGCGCTCTGGTGACAACAACTTATCGCAAATAGTCTCCAATGATTTGCGAGTTGCCATTCGAAAAACGTTGTTGGACGAATCCCTCCCTCCCGATAATATGTCTGCCAGGAGCGCTACAGAGATTGTTGAACGTATGAAAGAATTGTCGCAAAACCTGGGGGCGGCATTCGGGCGTTTAATAAATGAAACCATGTTTCCTATTGTTCGTAGAAGCTTAGAGCTTATGGATGAAATGGGCATGATTGACTTGCCACTAAAAATCAACGGACTTGAAGTTACTGTAAATCCGATTTCGCCATTGGCCATGGCAAGCAACATGGACAAGCTCAATGAGATAATGCAATTCATGCAGATTTCGCAACAGCTCGGACCAATTGGGCAAACTTTACTCAAACCTGATGCCATTGGGGATTACATCGCTGACCAACTCGGAATACCCGCAAAATTAAGAACCTCTCCCGCCGAGCGTGCTGAGATGCAACAGCAGATGATGGAGATGGCACAACAAGCGGTTGAGCAAGAAGGTGTAGTAGAAACAGCACAGCAAGTAGGTGAACAACTCGCATGAACCAAGCAGATAGAATTAGGAGCATCAATGACATCGGGTGGGATGGCGTTAATGCAGAGAACCAACCAACAAAACTAACCAGCACTAATTTGCAAAGAGAATTAGATATTCAGTTCAAGCGTTGCTTTGAAACAGAAGCTGGAAAGAAAGTTTTAGAGCATTTAATTAATATTACTGTTCGACAGCCAGCCTGGGTGCCAGGGGCTGACCCTTCATTTGGCTATTCAAGAGAAGGACAAAATTCACTGGTGAGGGAAATAGAACAACGGATGAGGAGAGCCGATGGAGAATGAAGAGCAACAGGAGCAAGTAGAACAAGCTCCAGACGGATTGATGGCGCAAACAGCGCTAGAAAACGAAGAAACAGAAGAACCTGTAGCAAAACAATTACCAGAACCCTCTGGTTATCGAATATTAATAGCATTGCCCGAAGCTGAAGAAAAAACAGAAGGAGGGATAATCAAAGCATCTTCTTATGTAGAAAGAGAATCAGTCGGGTCTATATGTGGATTTGTAATGAAATTAGGTCCGGATGCCTATCAAGATAAACAACGTTTTCCAAACGGTGCTTATTGCGAAGAAGGAGACTGGATAATAATGCGTTCTTATACTGGCACTAGATTTTTAGTGCATGGTAAAGAATTTCGATTAATCAATGACGACAGCGTAGAAGCAGTTGTTGAAGACCCAAGAGGAGTGGTAAAAGCATGAGTACAAACGAAGAGTTTGCAGAAGAAC